GCAAAGCATTGGGAGCAGTTGATGATGCGGCAAAACTTGCTAAAGATGGCAAAGCATTGGGAGCAGTTGATGATGCGGCAAAACTTGCTAAAGATGGCAGGGCCCAATACGGCTTCGGCAAATCTGCTGTAAGACACTTGGCAGCGGCCGGTGCGTTGGGTGCGCTGAGTCAATTAGGTGGCGACACCAATGGACCTGGGCCAAATGGACCAGTTGTTGTTCCTCCTAAGCCGCCTGGGCCAAATGGACCAGTGGATATTCCAGCGCAAGATACCAAACCAGATGCAGAAACTCAGGCAATTATTGATCAAATGAAAAAGTTAATGATGGATTGCGGAGAGTATGACGCTCCAGCTTGGGGTCAAGCCACAAGCAATGCCATGGCCTTGATTGGTAAAGTTGAAGCCAAAAAAGGTGGAGAAGCTCAAGTTGCAGCCGATAGAGAGGCCTCAATGAGAGTACCAGCTTCCGCAAATGCTTCAAGTAGTTACACCGGCGTACCAGCTGGCACTAGAATCAGTAGGTAATCAAAATGGCAGATTTATTCTGCCATTTTCACCTCTAAAATATCATTGTGGTTGCATTTGCGATATAAGTAGTATATAATAGGCATATAACATTAGGAGATAACATGTCAGGTCGCGCATATGGTCCGGAAGAAAAGGCAAAACTCGAAAGATTGATCAGCGAAGGCTCAACAGTACTTCGTGAAATTGAAGATTTATCAGAAGGCTTGAAAGAAACAGTTAAGGCAGTGGCAGAAGAATTGCAGGTAAAACCCAGTGTTATCAACAAAGCAATTAAAATTGCACACAAGGGTGACTGGCAAGCTCACAATGCTGATTGGGAAGAAATTGAAGCAATTTTGGATATCACTAAACGTATCTAATAAGTAGTACACAAGAAAGGTCAGCGGGCCATAATCCGCACAGTAGGTATTTGCAAGCCTAAAATTGCATATGGAGAATAAATGAGCTATGTAGACGCATGGTTTGACCGCGAGAATGATATTATCAAAGTGGTTGAACGTAATAAAAAAGGTGAGCGTGAGTTCCGTGACATTCCTGTCAAACACACGTTCTATGTAAACGACCCTCGAGGCAAGTTCCAATCAATCTATGGAGATGCGTTAACACGTATTGTGTGTAAGAACACAAAAGAACTACGCAAAGAACAAGCTATTAATTCAAGCAAACAATTGTTTGAAAGCGATATCAATCCCATCTTTGTCACACTGAGTGAACACTATCTAAACGCAGAAGCTCCCAAGCTGAATGTAGCGTTTTTTGACATTGAGGTAGACTTTGACCCTGAACGTGGTTACAGTACGCCCGACGATGCGTTCATGCCAATTACCAGTATCGCTGTACACTTGCAGTGGTTAGAAACTCTAGTGTGTTTTGCTGTACCGCCTAAGACATTAACATGGGAACAGGCACAAGAAGAAATTAAAGATTTTCCCAACACCATGCTGTTTAAAACGGAAGCAGAAATGTTGGATGCATTTTTAGATCTCATACAAGACGCAGATATTTTGACTGGCTGGAACAGCGAAGGTTATGATATACCATACACAGTTAATCGTGTTACTAAGGTGCTGAGTAAAGATGATACTAGGCGTTTTTGTTTGTTTAACCAATTCCCTAAACGCCGTGAGTATGAAAAGTTTGGACGACAAAGTGTAACATATGACTTTGTGGGTCGTGTACATTTGGACAGTTTAGAGTTATATCGCAAGTACACATACGAAGAACGACATTCTTATCGTTTAGATGCCATTGCAGAATATGAACTAGGCGAACGTAAAACACAATACGAAGGCACCCTGGATCAACTATACAACAACGATTTTAAGACATTTATCGAGTACAACAGGCAAGATACTTCGCTATTAGATCGATTAGACAAAAAACTGAAGTTTTTAGACTTAGCCAACACTCTAGCACACGAATGTACTGTTTTGTTACAAACCACAATGGGTGCTGTTGCTGTTACCGAACAAGCCATTATTAATGAAGCACATCGTCGTGGCTTCCAAGTTCCCAACAGAACTAAAATGGCAGAACGTGAAGACAGTGCGGCGGCTGGTGCGTATGTTGCATATCCCAAAGAAGGCATACACGACTGGATTGGTTCCTTGGACATTAACAGCCTTTATCCCAGTGCCATTCGTGCGCTTAACATGGGTCCAGAAACCATTGTAGGACAACTGCGTCAAACAATGACTGATGAATACATCGAAGCACAAATGGCCAAGGGCAAGAGCTTTGCGGCTTCATGGGAAGGTATATTTGGCAGTTTGGAATTTACTGCGGTAATGGAACAAGAGATTGGTACTGACATCACTATCGATTGGGAAAATGGAGATACTGATGTGGTCAGTGCCGCAGAAGTATATAGATTAATTTACGAAAGCAATCAACCCTGGGTACTCAGTGCCAATGGTACAATCTTCACATACGAGAAGGAAGGCATTATTCCTGGCTTGTTAAAGCGTTGGTATGCTGAACGTAAGGAGATGCAGGCCAAACTCAAAGAGTGTATTGCGGCTGGCAATAAGATTGAGGAAGAATACTGGGACAAACGACAGTTGGTCAAGAAGATTAATTTAAACAGTTTGTATGGTGCTATTCTCAACAGCGGTTGTAGATTCTTTGACAAACGAATCGGGCAATCAACCACACTAACTGGTCGTCAAATTGTTCGACACATGGCTGGTAAAGTTAATGAAATTGTCACAGGCGAGTATGACTACAGAGGCAAGGCAATTATCTATGGAGACACTGACTCCTGTTATTTTTCAGCTTATAAAACACTACAAAAAGATATTGATAACGGAACCCTGCCTTGGACTAAAGAAAGTGTGGTGCAACTGTATGATCAAATTGCAGATGAGGTCAATGTTACCTTTCCGCAATTTATGTTGGACACATTTCATTGTCCCAAGAGTCGTGGCGAAGTTATCAAAGCAGGTCGCGAGATTGTTGGCAGTAAGAGCCTATTCATTACAAAGAAACGTTATGCGGTTTTGTATTACGACAAAGAAGGAAAGCGTAGTGATGTGGATGGCAAGCCAGGCAAGATCAAGGCCATGGGGTTGGATCTCAAGCGCAGTGATACTCCGGAATTTATTCAAAACTTCCTAAGCGATGTTCTTGAAATGGTGCTGATGGGTAAGCCTGAACAAGAAGTGTTAGATCATATAAGTGAATTTAGAATTAGATTCAAAGCAAGACCCGGTTGGGAGAAAGGTAGTCCAAAACGTGCAAACAACATTACAGAATATGAAGCAAAAGAGAAGAAGGCTGGCAAAGCTAATATGCCTGGTCATGTACGAGCAAGTATTAATTGGAATACGCTCAAACGAATGTACAACGACAAATACTCCATGTCCATTACCGACGGACAAAAAGTAATTGTTTGTAAACTTAAACCCGGACCGTTGGGATTTACCAGTGTTGCATATCCTGTGGATGAATTACGTTTACCACAATGGTTTAAGGACCTGCCGTTTGACCATGCTGAGATGGAACAAACAATTATTGACAACAAACTAGACAACTTGATTGGTGTACTAAAGTGGGACGTTGGCAGTACTGAAGAAAAGAATACATTTAACAGTTTATTTGAATTTTAAAAGAATTGGTAAAGTACAATGACAAAATTCGTTGACATTGTAAAAAAACCTAAGTATAATCATAACATATGGAGAATCTCATGAAAGACTTTTTACAAGACCTAGTAGCACATACACACAGTTTGGGCTTTTTACCTTTGGTCAAGGTAACAGCAACCACCAAAGAAACTGCAATCGAATCTATGGCAGAGGATCGCAGTGTTATTGTTAATGCCAAGACACATCAGCCGGTGGACAATTTTGAAGGCGTGTTTGGAATGCCTAACCTAAACAAACTAGACATTCATTTGAAGTGTCCAGAATACAAAGAAAACTTCAGCATTGATGTAGTTACACAAGAACGCAACGGTGAAGTTATTCCAACAGGCCTGCATTTTAAAAACGGTGCTGGCGATTTCCAAAACGACTATCGTTTTATGAACAGTGACATTATAAACGAAAAACTTAAAACTGTTAAGTTTAAAGGTGCGGCATGGACTATTGAGTTTGTTCCGGCCATGGCTAGTATTCAGAAACTTAAATTCCAAGCTACTGCTCACAGTGAAGAACAAACTTTCCAAGTCAGCACAGATGGTGGCAATCTAGTGTTTACATTCGGTGATGCAAGTACACACGCTGGTTCTTTTGTGTTCCAGGCCAGTGTAGAAGGTAAACTGCGTCAAACATGGTCGTGGCCAGTTAATCAAGTTATGAGTATTCTCAACTTAACTGGCGACAAGACCATGCGTATCAGTGATGTAGGTGCTATGCAGATCACTGTCGACAGTGGCATTGCAGAATACAACTACATTTTGCCAGCACAGAGCAAGTAATCATGGAAACTAAAAAACGAACAGTAGTGAGAATGTTAACATATAGGTTAACTGCATGGCTGTTTACTATTTTTTGGACATACTGGTTTACCGAAAATATCAGTAGTGCTACAGGATTTGCCACAGCACTACATGTTCTTTTAAGTGTTGATTATTATATACATGAAAGAATATGGTTGAAAATAAAGTGGGGCCGAATTGAATAAGAATCTAACAGCAAATCAAAGCGATTACGCATACTTTTTGCCAGCAACGTCTGGTTTTTATAGTACGTATATCGGAAAACAACGATACAGTAACTATGTAGATCCTGCTCGTATTCCTGCGAGCTTTGGACCTATGGGTATCGAAGCTATGAATTATTTGAATCCCAATGCGGCATTTTACTTTGACCATTGTTTGTATTCAGCTGGACACGCTAATTTAGATTTGTCTAAACCCGATCCTAGCGAAGATATGTTTCGTAATAGAGACCGCTCAACCAGTTGGGTATTAGGTGACTCTGGAGGTTTCCAGATTGGTAAAGGTGTGTGGGCCGGTGAATGGAATGATCCAACTGGTCCTGTGGTTGCACAACGCATGGCCGAAGCTGTTGCTCGAGGTATCGAACTAGTACCACAACTACATCCAACCGGCCATCCTAAAACAGATAAGAACGGCAATCCAAAATATAATAAAATTGATCATGTTAAACTTTTTCAAGCGCAGTTGGATGCGGCGCAGAAAAAACGTGAACAAGTATTGGCCTGGATGGATGCGTTAATGGATTACGGTATGGTGCTTGATATTCCAGCATGGGTTGGTAGAAGTCCAGTTGGTGCTAAAAACAGTGGCGTTGGAGATTATGATCAAGCAGTTGCGGCCACAAAATACAACAACGAATATTTTATCAAACATCGCACAGGTGCTTGTAAATTTTTAAATGTACTGCAAGGTGAAAATCACGGACAGGCAGACGATTGGTATCAGCAAATGAAAGACTTTTGCGATCCAACAAAGTACGACAAACCGTTTAACGGTTGGGCAATGGGTGGACAAAATATGTGTGATGTGGACTTGGTGCTACGTAGACTTGTTGCATTGAAGTTTGACGGACTATTAGAAGAAGGTCATCAAGACTGGATGCACTTTTTAGGCACAAGCAAATTAGAATGGGCACTGCTATTAACAGACGTTCAACGTGCTGTTCGTAAATATCACAATCCCAAGTTTACAATCAGTTTTGATTGTGCTAGTCCATTCCTTGCTACTGCTAACGGACAGATTTATGTGCAAACTGAAATTGTAGATAGAGAAAAATGGTTGTATCGTATGTTGCCTAGTTTGGATAACAAAAAATATTCCAAGGATACTAGACTATTTCAAGATGTTGTTGTACAAGATAAACATTTTAAATCGTTTACCACTAGTCCGTTAATGGACGGGGTAGAAGTTAAAGATATTTGTATATACGGACCTGGCGACCTAAATAAGATAGGTAAAGAAGGCAAAACATCGTGGGATAGTTTTACTTATGCAATTATGATGGGTCATAATGTTTGGTTACATTTGAACAGCGTACAAGAAGCCAATCGACAATACGATGCTGGACTGTGTCCTGCTATGTTGGTGGATGAAAAATTTGAACGTGTGTATTTTAAAGATGTAGTGGATGCTATCTTTAGTGCGCCAGATCAAGAAACTGCTGTTGCTATCATTGACGGATTTGATAAATTTTGGCAAGCTATTCCAGGCACACGGGGTGCCACTGGCAAGAAAACAGTTAATGCCAGCGGTAAATTCTCCGAATTATTTGAAGAAGTGGATGCTGATAGTGTACAATTGGAAGATGAAGAAGATTTTGATACTGATAAATTAGATGCATTAGAGGCAAGTATACATGACATTACCTGATGAAAGATATCGTGCTGTTGTTCAAACTAAAAAGTTTTTGGTAGAGATTCTAAATACGCCTCGAGTTCCAAAAACAATTAAAGACGGTGCTAGACATTGCTTACGGCATTACCCTAGCGAATGGGACATGAAAGCCGCAAGTGAACTAGCACCACATGTGTTTCAAGAACAAATGGAAGCTGTAACTCGTTTGTTTAAATCTTACGAGGAGAAGAAAAATGAGCAAGCGTAGTCTGATTATTGGCATGGGCATTGGGCAGTTGTATAAAACTGTTCTAGAAAAACTTGGCCATGAAGTTATTACTGTGGATCACGACATCACAAAAGGTGCAATGTTGCCCAGTGTTGACACAGCCATACTGATACATGCGCCATTTGATACTGTACATATTTGTACTCCCAACTTTACGCATTTTGAAATTGCGGCCAGAGTTGCTCCAGTCAGTAAAATTGTTTTTATAGAAAAGCCAGGCGTTGCTACTAGTGAGACTTGGACTAAGTTGGTAACTGAATTTAAACAAACACGTTTTATCATGGTCAAAAACAACATGTGGCGTAGTAATATTGGTGAATTAAGAGAACTAGCAAGTCAAGCAAAGAATGTTAAGATACGTTGGATCAGAAAAAATTGCGTTCCTAATCCAGGCAGTTGGTTTACAACCAAGAAGTTGGCGTTTGGTGGGGTTAGTAGAGACTTGATGCCTCACCTATTAAGTTTGTATGTTGCTATGAATCCTGAATGGAGGACTGAAAAAGTCAGCGGACAAACTGCCATGCAATGCTGGGAGTTAACAGACATTGAAAGTACTGACTACGGCACAATTAATCCAACTGGTACGTATAATGTTGATGACATGTGTGTCATTAACTTTGGCCATAAATGGCGGTGTGCGGCCAATTGGCGTAGTATGGACGAAGAAGATAGTTCAATTACTTTTACCATGCCAGACAACAGAGTAGAACGTTTTGAATTGGGCTGGTGTCCAGAAGATGCATACGAATCTATGATCATGGATGCTGTTACACATATAGACGATTATCAATTTTGGTTAGACCAGTACACTGTTGATACATGGATACACGAACGAATTGAAAAACTATGACAAGATGTTTACAAACAACCGGACAGGGCTTCTTTGAAGAAGTAGAGTATAACAAACCTCAACCTACTTCAGATCAAATCGAAGTTCGAGCAGTTATGACTGGCGTATGTCGAAGTGACATTGACATGATGCAAGGAAACTTTGGTCCGTTGCCGTTACACATGCAAGGACACGAAGGGTTGGGTATTGTAACCAAAGTTGGTTTATTAGTCACCGGTGTCAAAGAAGGCGACTATGTTGCCACACGAGGTGAGCCAGCATACTCAGACTTTTACAACTGTCGAGATAAGGAGTTTGTGGTAGTTAAGGAACTTCATCCACGTTATATATTAGAACCAGTGGCCTGCGGAATTAATCTGATTGACCAAGCCAAGGAATATTTGCAAGATAGGCAAGGAAGGCACGATAATAATCGTATGCTTATTGTTGGCAGTGGATTTCTTGCGTGGGTTGCCTATCATACTATGAGAATAAATGGCTATATTTTTCATGTAGATGTGTTGGGTTCAAATAATCAAGACTTGTGGGGCGATAAACTATTACTGGGCACAAGTGAAAGTTATGATGTTGTTGTGGACCTTACAGGAAAATATCGTCTGGGTGTTGATATAAACCTAAATAATAATGCTGTTATTATCGATGGAGTAGGTAAAGCAATTGATAAGGAAGAAGCGCAAGTACAACTTTGGAAAGCTGTTACCACTGTTCGGCCCAGTCCTCGAAATCCAGCATTTATTGATTGTATGCAATTGGCAAGATACTTTATTGAAAAAGGCTATTTAGAGGTTGATTCTTTTTGGACTCAGTGTTATAATCGTAACACTGAATGGCAACAAGCATTTGCGGATGGTGTGGATCGTCCAAATGGTTACAGCAGAGGGTATATTAAATGGGACTAAACACAGAAGAAAGACAAAATGTAGTCTTTTTTACAGGCTACGAAGTTGAACATACTGTTGCTTATGGTATGAAAACATTATTTGTTGTTGGAACTCCATCTTTGGAGGAAATTTTTGACAAAGCAAATGATAACGATTGTAAACATATCTACTTTGGCACTAGTCAAAGTTTTAATCCAAGAGCAATTAGTCACGCAGAGTATCAAGCATGGGATGAAGTTATCCTTGGCTGTTTAAAAGCAGACTACTGGGTAACACTAGACTTTGGTGTTGAACACATTGAAGGCATATTGGAATCCGCATATAACGAATATCCTCGCTTTGTTCCCATGATTAGTGTCAAGTTGCCTTACATTAATCAACTCAACTACAATGCCACACTTAAACTGGATGACCGAACTTGGGGTGCTACCAATCCAGGTGTGTGGACACATCACTTACAGAGCTTGATGAGTAAAGACAAGTATACTCATTGGGATCAGTACACTCAAGATACAACACTATGATTATCAAACAAGACATTCGCCCGCTTAAAATGATTTGGGTCACATTTCAAAAGGAAGGCATTCATTGCTATCCTGCGGCCGCTACAGACCCCAACCTAGCAACAGGAGATCAATATGATGTATCGTTTTTGGCTAATCCTCATCGTCACATTTTCCATTTTAGGGTATGGCTTAGTGTCACCCACAATGACCGAGATGTGGAGTTCATTCAATTCAAGCGGTGGCTTGAACAACTGTATTCTAGCACACAAGGTGTTTTGTCGCTAGATCACAAGAGTTGCGAAATGATGTCGGAAGAATTGTACGACACTATTTCACAAAAGTATCCCGGCCGTGAGGTCTGGATTGAAGTCTCCGAAGACGGAGAAAATGGTTCGTTCATCAAATATTAAAATAAGAGGCTATTATGGCTAAGAATTACAAAGACATCGACTACTTCGCTAACCGAGCAGATATCGTTAAGATATTTGAAGACTTGGAAGCATATTTAAACTGGTGTCGTTTGGAAATGGCTCCGTACAACGAGGCAGATCTTTACAACAGAGAAAGCTGGGCTTGGAGAAACTTTGACAAGTCACGCCGACCTAAGAAAGCATTCACAGGCGAACGCAAACCTTACCAAGGCAACAAGCCACGTTTCAATAATGAACGTTTTTCTAATTGATCTAGAAGCAGTTGAGACAAGGTACACAGGACAGTGGAAGTCTCATGTGCCTACACTCTTACGAAAGGCAGGACACAATGTTCAAATTATCTCTGGTCCTATGGACATACCTAGTGCTACCACTCCAGGTGCGTTTCTTAACTTTGGTGGAACTAACATTTACAAAGCTAGTCAAGTTGAACAAATGGGCCGTTTATTTTGTAGCGGATCCGTTCATCCCGGCGACCACTTTATTTTTACTGATGCTTGGCATCCGGGCATTATAAACTTAAAGTACATGAGTGAGCTACTGGATATTCCAGTAACCACACACGGCCTATGGCATGCGGGCAGTTATGACCCACAAGACTTTTTAGGCAGACTTGTTGGCAATAAACCTTGGGTACGCAATGCAGAGAAAAGTTTCTTTCATGCGTTTGATCACAACTACTTTGCCACAGACTTTCATATCAAAATGTTCTATACAAATTTACTAAATGATTATCCTACAGAAAATCCTTGGTATAGCGAACATTTAGAAGAAATACTAAACGGAGAAGAACCAAGAATAGTACGTACTGGTTGGCCCATGGAGTATATGGAAGATGTATTGACTATGTACAAGAACATGCCCAAACGTGATCTTATTCTTTTCCCACATCGTATTGCTCCCGAGAAGCAAGTTGAAATTTTCCGGGACTTAAAAGAACATTTGCCACAATACGAATTTGTAGTGTGCCAAGATCAACAACTTACTAAGAATGAATATCACAATTTGCTAGGCGAAGCTAAACTAGTGTTTAGTGCCAACCTACAAGAAACACTGGGTATTAGTTGTTACGAAGGTGCAGTGGTAGATGCTATTCCTATGGTGCCTGATAGACTTAGCTATACAGAAATGTATTACGACACATTCAAGTATCCCAGCAAGTGGACCGAAAGTTTTGATGCATACACTGTATATCGTCCGGATTTGTGTAGAGAGATAATCCAGCATATGGATAATTATTCCACACGTATTCCACAAATTCGTAAACAAACACACTCACTAACTGAAAACTTTTTCTCGGCACATGTATTGTTAGAAAGATTAAAATGATACTTAAACTGTTAGAACGCTTGGATCGTAAACGTATTATTATGGATAGACAATGCAACGAGCCATTGTTAACTCGTTACTACTTGTTTTTGAAGGATCGTAAAACATTTCCATTCAATGTGTTCTTGCACAAGTTTCACAAAGGTGATCCTGGTGATGTACATGATCATCCGTGGCCTTATTTTACATTGATACTGGCAGGTGGATATTATGAATGGGTTCCTAAGTTTAATAGCAAAAAAGAAATGATTGGAGAAATTCGTCATTGGCGAGGTCTTGGTCATTTTAGATTTTGCAGTGCTGATAGCTATCATCGAATTGAATTAAAACCAGGTGTTACACCTTGGACTTTGTTTGCGCCAGGGCCACACAAACAAGAATGGGGATTCCTCGTTAAAGATAAATGGATACATAATGACTCATACTTATACGATAAACAACACAATGGCTAATACCGGTACTATCACATTTGGTGGTGCAGGCGGCCTTACAAATCAACCACTAGGCAAAATAACTATCAGTAGTGGGGGTGCTGGACAGATCTATACAACTACAGGTACCAACGGTGTAACTTGGGCTAATCCAAATGACAATGTTATGATTGTTAAACAAACTCCCCCTGAACTAGAAGTCAAAGGTCGAATGGTTATTAACGGTGTTGATTTAGAAGAACGGTTAAACACAATTGAACAAGTCTTGCATATTCCTGAAAGAGATGTTAAACTTGAAAAGAAGCATCCAAAGCTAAAGAAGCTGTATGATGAATACATTGCGGCTTTAGGTAAGTACAGAACATTCGACGCAATAAAAGGAGAAGAATGATGAAAGCATTACATGAATCAATAGCACACACCGCTAAAGAAACGACCATTAAAGAGAATTCTGGTTTTAGAATTCGTGTAGAGAAACACGAAGTAATCAGCCCTAAAGGTCTGTTCAGTCTTGATATCATTCAAGAAAGTCTTGAGGATGGCAAAGTAAAAGATAGTCAAACATATAATTTCTTTATGACTAACGAAGAATTACACACACTAGCACAAGGCTTGACTGCATGAAAAAGGTCTACTATACTTGGCAACAAGTGGAAGGTGCCTGCTTAGATATTGCTAGACAAATGCACAGCCACTATTGGCGTCCTGACTATATTGTTGGTATTACACGTGGCGGTCTTGTACCTGCCAATTTGCTTAGTCAGTATACTGGCATTAAGATGAACAGTCTAGACATTAGTCTGCGTGACGGTGGAGATTGTGTTAGTAATTTAGGCATGGCCGAAGATGCATTTAACGGTAAGAACATTCTTATTGTAGATGATATCAATGACCAAGGGTCAACTGTTAATTGGATCAAGCAGGATTGGCCAAGCGGCTGTTTTCCAGATGATGCCAAGTGGCAACACGTTTGGGGCGATAATGTCCGTTTTGCAGTTTTAACACACAATCAGAGTAGTCAATTTAAAGATCCAGATTATTATGTTTGGACCGTAAACAAAGCAGAAGAAGATTGTTGGTTAGTTTATCCTTGGGAGGATTTTTGGTTATGACATCTGCACTTATTAAATTAATTTTTGGAATTACCCTAATTGTAATTGCTATTGCACTTGGACCCATACTGGGTATTTGGGCATTGAACACACTGTTTCCAATGTTAAACATTCCACTCACATGGGAAACGTGGGCGGCGTTTGCATTGTTGTTAGGCGGTACTAGTGGTCTTCGTTTTGGAGTCAGTAAGACATTATGAAATCCGATATTGAAATGTACAAAGACAAAATCAAATTTGTAGAAGCTGATTTAGCAAGTTGTCAAAATGAAAATGGTTCTGAAAGAAAAAGAATAGCATTAATTGACTACATTGCGTATTTAAAAGACGAACTCAAAATGTTAGAAGATGAAGAACGCACTAGAACAAGCAATAGCAAATAAAATTGCTCCGTGGACTACATTGGTAGTTAAAACTGAACACTATTGGATTTTTAAGGATGCTTATGCAGTCACTGAAGGACATTTGTTATTTGTGCCTACCCAAGAGACACCAGAAAACATTCTGGAATGTTACCGGGCGGCAAATCTCGAAGGCTACACAGGATGCCAAGAAGGCAAATGGGACGGCTTCAACATCGGACAAAACGTTGGCAAGGCTGCTGGTCAAACGGTAATGTATCCTCATATACATATGATTCCACGCAGAACAGGAGACATGGAGGATCCGCGTGGCGGTGTACGTCATGTTATACCAGAAAAAGGAAATTATAAAAATGCAAATAAGAGTTAAAGAAGATTCAAAAGAGTTTGGTAAATGTGGTTGCGGCCGTAGCCCTACTGGCAAATGTTGTGGGTGGCACGGCCTTACTGAAGAGCAATACCAAGAAAAAAAGAGTGTATGGGAACTTGAAGAATATAAAAAACAAGCCCAAAGTTTATGGAACGACAGTTGCACTAGTGGACGAGCTGAATGATTACCGAAAATACGATTACTGTGACATGGAATAACCAAACTGGATTTTGGTGGAATGAAACTTGTGCTATTGTACTAGAAGTGTTTGGACTACCTGGAGATCGATACATTACTAAACCTAGTCACGATGCTATGTTTTTTGATTTTAAAAATAAAAAGGATGCAGACCTATGCCGTATACTCCTAAGCGAGAGACTATAAAAATAGCAGTGGTCATCATTGTGTTTTTAATAGTTATACCAATGATGTTTTTAGCACTTCCAAAACGAGGTGATGTTGTTAGGATTGACTGTACTTGGAGTGAAATAAGTCCAGACTTTACTAACGAAATGCGCGAAGTATGTAGACAACTTCGAGCAGAAAAATAATTTGCAAAATTTAAAAATATGTATACACCTCAGATTATCAATAGTAAATTGTCACTCGTTGAAGTAGACGACTCTAATGATTGTATTAATAACAAATTATATTGGGATATAGGCGAGCCCGACCAGAATTTAATTTCCTGGTTAATGTGTCAGACAACTACGCCAACTACAGTATTAGAATTAGGTTGCGGATCCGGCGATAACGCTGTATGGTTAGCTGAACAAGGATGTCAAGTAACAGCAGTAGATTTTCACAATTCTGCAATTACAAAAACTAAACAATTAGCCGAACAACATAAAGTCAAAATTAATGTAATAAAACAAGATTTGATTAAGGATGCATGGATTGACCAAAAATTTGATTTAGTGTTCGATCGCGGATGTTTTCATATGTTTGCGGCAGATCGAAATGATATGATTCAATTTATATCAAATTTAAAAAACTGTTTAAATGCAAACGGCATGTGGGTAAGTCTTATAGGAAATAAAGATCCTTATAAGAATGGTATAGGAGTCGAATGGTTTTTATCTGCAAATGATATCGTTAGCGTTGTTGATCCAGAATTGCAAATTTTAAAACTCAAAGCAATTACAGGCGATTGCATTTCGGAATGTAAGATGTCAGGTTGGTTATTAGTATGTTGTTTACGTAATCAAGAAACTTTAAAAAATTAGTCAAATTTTACCAACTTGATAAATTAAAACATCAAATAACTTGCAAAAACCTAAATAAACCTATATACTAATACATAGGAGTAATAAATGACTGAATCCGTAATATATAAAAACATACTTGCAGGTGCTGAGCAACAAGGCGATGATGACAAAGGTTATCAAGAGGGCTACTTAGGCGATGCTATTCGATTTAGAATGAATAGAGATGGCAAGAGATTTTGGGCTGGTGATAATATCAGCGAGTATTTACAAGATACTGACAAAGAACAACTGATCAACGATGCCGCAGAAGCATTTGAAACTGTACTTGATCGTTTACTAATTGATCGAGAAACTGATCCAAACAGTAAAGGCACAGCCCGTCGACTAGCTAAAATGTATTTTAACGAAGTAATGGCAGGAAGATATGAAACAGCACCAGACGCAACAGCATTTCCAAATGATTCGGCAGATCGCTACGAAGGTATGCTCGTGGTTCGCAGTGAGCTACGGTCCATGTGCTCTCATCATCACCAGCCTGTGGCTGGGGTTGCCTACATCGGTATCATTGCCGCTAATAAACTCATTGGTCTTTCTAAATATACTCGTATCGCACAATGGTGTGCTCGTCGAGGAACACTACAAGAA